TTAGAAAAATCAGAATCAATATCTGGAAAAGATTTCTTTTGGTTGTTATGAAATCTTTCAAAGATTAGATCGTACTTAATTGGATCGACTTGTGTTATATCAACAAGATACGATACTAAGCATCCAGCAGCAGATCCTCTTCCCGGTCCGGGTATCCAAGTATTATCTCTAACGCTATTGACTATATCTCTAACAATTAAAAAGTACCCAGAAAGGTTGGCATCGCTTATCACCTCAAGCTCTTTCTTAACTCTTTCTGTGTACTCCAGCTTTTCTGGTTCTGTTAATCTGCCTGATAATTTATTTCTCCACCCCTCTCTACATAGTTGTCTCAGATGTTGCTCTTCTGATAACTGTTCGGGGCATTTGAATTTAGGAAGCATCGGCTTGCCGAGAATATCGTATTCTTCACACATGTCGGCAATACTAAGAGTGTTCTCTATTTCCCAAGGTCGATTAACAGCCTGTATCTCTTCGAGTGTAGGAATATGAAAGTTGCTAGATTTCATAAATCCACTAAAGCCAACATCCTCTTTGTTATCTAACTTAGCTTTTATTTTTCTTAGCGGCGTTCTCATAGCGGCGCATAAAAGAAGTAGATGATCTCCTGCATCCTGTTTTTCTGGATAGTGTGAGTCTGCTGTAGCTATAGTAGGAAAGTTGTATTTTTTAGCTATGTATCTTAAGCCTTGAACAACCATCTTTGCCGCCGGAGAATTTTCTTCATCAATAGCTTGAATCTCTATCAGGAAATTTTCTTTACCAAATATATCCCTGTAATGATTTGCTAAAGCTACTGTTTTCTCAACCCAGTTTGGATCAACGTGTTTTTTTACTTCATCTTCAGTTTCAGCGTTGTACGCAGATTTATGGTCTGTAAATATCTCATTAGCTAAATCGCTACCAAGATGACCGCTAAAAGAAATTAGATTACCATCGACAAACTCAGCCAGTCTGTCTAAATCAAGTCTTGGTTTGAAATAGAATAAATCTTCATCATTACTTCTTGAGGTAGCTTGAATAAGCTTGTCCCATCCTGCCTTATTCTTTGCCAAGACCACCAAATGACTAAGGCTTCTATTCTTTGTATTTCTAATACTTGCGTCTTGCTGACTAAGATAAAACTCACAACCAAGTATAGGTTTGATGTTTTTATTCCTCATTGCCTGTGTGAACGCCACAGCGCCCGATATAGTGCCGTGATCAGTTATAGCGCAGGAGGTATAGCCTAAATTAGAACAGCGCTCAGCGACCTGTGAGGGCTTACTGAGGCCGTCTAGAAGACTATAATGTGTATGCAAATGTAAAGGTATCCAACTCATAATTATTTCCGAAAAATAGCGTCTTGACCAATATCCTTAATGTAGACATAACCATTTGTCGTTAGGTGTTTTGTTATGTCAATTCTGGTGTGTGATCTGACTTCAATGCAAATTACTTTAAACTCGTATTCATCAAAAGGAAAGTTTTTAATTATTTCAAACTCTGATCCTTCAATATCAATATCTAAAAACTCTATTACTTTTGGGGCTTTGTGTTTTTTAAGCACCTCTAAAAGTGTTACTGTTTCAAGATCTACATGCTCACCCTCAAGGCGGTCTTCATAACCTTCATCCATATAGTCAACAATCCCGCCGCCTCCTAGATAGGCGTGTGTATTAACCACATCTTCAAAGCCGGAATCTTCGAGATGTTTCTTAAAGCGCTCATGGCCTTCTGCGTAGTTGTGAATAAAATACTTCTTTATTGACCTCTCGCTGTAGATCAAAGAATCGTCAATAATACAGTTTCTGTTTTTTGCAAGCTCTTCTTGGTGAATAGGGCTAGGCTCAATACATATACCTGTCCAGCCAGCTTTTTCTAGTGCGTAAGTATTGTTTCCGTCTTTTCCGTTATGCGCACCAACATCTACAAAATAACCATTGTCACCGATAAGCGAGTGAATAAAAACATCTTGTTTGTGAGAAGACCTGCTTGCGCAACCTTTTATTTCTGATATTGTCATTTGTCTTTCTTTTGGCCTGAGTCAGCTAGTCTACCTCCTCCATCACCGTAGGTAGAAACCTTTGAGACATCTCCATATTTTTCAACAGTTTTTTCTACGCCATGCTGTTTGACGTAATCGCTCAAATATTGACAGATACTTCTATCTGCGCCCTCTTTGTAAGGACTGCTGAATCTGCAAAGCTTTTGACATTTCCAATGACTATTATGTTTTGACAGTAGTTTAGGATGCTCAACATCCCGTATATACTCAAACTTTTTTCTTAGTATATTTTCTGCTTTGTAATAATCGTTATCATCAAATACCATCGAGAAGACTCCGCCATCATTTATGTAATAAATACTGACAGAAAATTCTGCTTCTGGGTACATGTTTCTTAAGGCATAATAGTAAAGAAGAAGTTGGGTATCTTTCTGTAGCTTGTCATATGTTTTTTCTTCACCTGTTGCCCAATTGATTCTCTTGCCGGTTTTATAGTCTAGTATTTCATAGAAGTTGTTTCCATTATCTATGATTAGGTCTACTGTTCCTTTTATAGAAAGGTTGCCTTCTATAACTTCGTCACCTACAAGATATTTATATTTTGCCCAAGGCTTATCAATCTCAATGTCAAAGAATAGTTCTGTAGCATGTACGTCCTGATTTCTAGGATCGAACATACCATCCTTATAAGCTACAGCTTTCTCTGCCCATCTCAAACAAGTTCTTCGGTCAGCATCAGTAATATTAACTTCGGGAAATGCCTCGGTGTAATAGTCAAATGCAATATCATTGAGTAGCTTCAGGTCATCACATTCTTCTAGTGTTAGATTTTTTCCTGTCTCTTCATCCTCAACAATATCTAAACCTTTGTTCATAGCAACCTTCTTGTCTCCAAGAGTTTGCATGACCTTATGGGTAATAGTACCCATTAAGGCTTTTTTATTGGTTTTATCTTTTAACGATAGATTGTATTGCAAAAAGTATTTTTGCTCACAAAATTCTAAAGTTCCGATACTACTGCTTCTGTGGTAACAGACTATCATCCAATGGTTCCAATTCTGATATAGGCAGATTATACATGTCTACAAGTGTTACAAAACCATTTGATTGATCAACGTCGTCTTTTCTCATTAGTTTAGCTTTAGCAAAATAGTCTTCAGGCTCTGCCTGCCCTAAGATCTCAATATTTTTAATTCCGTAATACAACTTCTTACCGTTGACTTTTTTAACATTTTCAAAATGAATACTTACAAAAATATACAGATCCGGTGTTTGGTGTACGCTAGTTTTAGCAACTGACACTTCATAGTGACCAAGATCGTTTCCATTTCTGTCAACACAAGAAACAGTTCTTCTTTTTGTTTTTACTTCTACTCTTCGACCGTCTTTAGCTATGATGTCGTAATCATACTTATCAGTTCCTTCATCGCAGCTAGTTATCTTTGCGCCTATGTAAGATGCAACAGCCTCTTCTCCTAAGTATCCAGCGGCATTTCCTCCACCCCTTAGTATAGAGTTGTTTATCTTACCGAGTTTCTTGGCTTTATTTTGGGCGCGAGTTACCATTCTGTCACCCCAAGATATTCTTATTATTTTGTTTTGAGCCATTGCCACTCTTTCATGATTTCCAAAAGTTTTCGATTAGTTTCGTCGATGCTCAATTCAGAGTTATCTAGAACATAGTCAAAACCATCATAATCATCCAGAGCTGTCTCGCTTGAATGAGAATCATCAAAAGGTCGTCGGGTTAAGCGAATAACTTGACCTCCGGCTTTTTGTATGGCTTCAACTTCATTTGGAAATCTAACATCAGGAACAATAGCTATCTCTGGAGATTCTGCAAGCATCCTATTTACGCAAGCTTCAGTCCAAACATTTGCTTTCATTTGTCTACAAATATTTGTTCCAAAGTACTGTAAAAATTCTCTAGCGGTCATAAACCCTTTATTAAGTTCTGACTCAGTGCCATAATACCCAACCGGCATATCTTCCCACTTCAAATTTACAGGAGTGTTCTTATCTTCGTCTGTTCCAAAACACTGATCTTCTGTTAATCCAAATAATTGTATAGCAATCATTTTTAACGGGTCTGCAAAACTGTAGCATTTGATAAAAGGCCATATGCTGGTAGAAGCCCATTCTAAAAATTCTGGATCTCTTCTTTCTACATCTAGTATTGCTACGGTGTCTTCTTCTTCTCCGTTTTCGTTTATCATCTTTGCGTTGACAAAAATGTCACCGTTCTCATCCATCAGAAACTTTTCAATAACATCATAGAAACGAAGTTGATAACCATGCAAAAATTTCATACATGTGCTTTTGCCACTTTGTTTAGCTCCTGATATGCCGAGTATTCTAGACATTTACATAACCTTGTATTTGAGGTTTGATTGTTTCGTTTATTTCATCTATAGACATGTCACCGACATCGTTCTTATCAAAGACAGGCTCTATTATATTAAAGAGTCTATCACATTTTTGCCTAATAGATTTTTTAGCTTTGAGTCCAGCTTCGTCATTGTCTGTTAGTATAACTATACTTAAGGCCCCTGAAGTTTCTAAAGTTCTACATTGCGCGTCACTTAAACTAGATCCAAAGATTCCGACTACATTTTTTATACCGGCTTCCCAGAGTCTCCAAACATCTCCTTGACCTTCTACAATTACAACAGTTTTCGTTTCTCTTATATGTTTTGCAGATAGCCAATATCCATAAAGATATGAGCCGCAGTTAAAGTTTTTAGAATTAATCCATTTGTGACCATTATAGTCTTCATGCATTACTCTCCCAACACAACCTATCATATTATTATCTTCGTTGTAAACTGGAGCAACAGCTCTACCATACATAGGCTTACCTTTTTCCCAGCAAGCACCAACATCAAATTCATCTAAAACCTTTTCGCTGTAACCCCTGTTGACATAATACATTACAGGTCTTACAAGGCTTTTTCTTACAACGTCTCTCGGTACAGATATAGTTTTTCTTTTAGGTCTGTTTGTGCTAAAGTCTGTGTTCTTAGCTTTTTCATGAAGCTCTTTTTTATCCATCTTTATGAAGTTGAGACAAAACCTCATAGCTTCATTAAATGTGACCTTTTTTCCTCTTTGTCTTGATAGTAAAGCTCTTACCAAACCGACAGGACTGTGTAACCAATCCTTTTCGCAAGATTTTGTCCAACATCTCCAGTAGCCAAAATATTCACCCTCTTCCAAATCAATGGTAAAAGCAGTCGGGTTGTCTGCCCCATCATGGATAGGGCAAACACCAACTAGCAAGTTATCCTGATCTTCAAACGCAACATCAAAGTGAACAAGAAGTTCTCTCATTTGGTGACCAAGCGCTTCAGAGATTTGTGCTATATATTTTTGATCCATTAAAAAGGTTGCTCCTCTGATAGGTCAGAAGCATCAAAGCTAAACTGCTCTTTCTTCTCAACAACATTGTCAAAACCATCTTGCTCTTTATCTCCAGACTTGAGCAATTCGCTTTTTGTTTTACCTTCATCTATCGTGGCTATTTCGCCACGCATATTCATGTTGATGTAGTCATAGTCGTCGCTTAAACCTCCGCCATGTCTAGCAACTATAGGTATAAGCTTTCTGTTTCCGCTCTTGCCTCCGTCTTCAGCTATTTCTTCATCAGACTTATTCTTAAAGATAGAAAAGCTTGAGCAAAGCCAAACAAGACGATCAGAGCCGCTAACAACGTCTGTAGACTCTTTACTGATTCCGTCTCTGTTAAGCTGCACAAAACTCAAACAAGGCACATCATACTGCACTGTAAAGTTATGCAGTTGAGTTATTTGAAAACCTAAAACTTGAAACTCCTTCATTCCATCACTTATGCTCGCAGAGTGCATCAATTTCAGATAATCATATATTATCATACAGTCGTTAGTCCTGCCATTTTCATCAAAGCCGACATTCTTAACTACCCATCGACGCATGATAGATAAAGTTTCTTCAAAAGGTTTGCCAGCAATTGGTATATAGTCTAAAGGCGCTTCACTAAATTTAGCGGCAGCTTGATCAACCTTTTCTTTACCAGCACTACTTTCTGAGAATTTACCAGTTGCAATGTCATTAATAGGTATAGAGCTAAACTTTGATAAAAGCCTATTCATGTGATCTTCTTTTGACATCTCAGTATCTAATATTAGAACTGGTATATTCAAATTAGCCGCTATATGAAAGCCGACATTATCAGCTAGCATACTTTTACCAGTCTTTGGTCTAGCAGCAATTAAGTCCACACACTTGCGACGAAAACCGCCGCCAATAGCAGAATCAAATCTTGTATAGCCACTACTAATACCCAGCATGTCACATTTGTTTTCTGTGAGATACTTTATATATTCGTCTACACCATCACCAAGAGATACAGGCTTATCCTGCACAGAGCTATTTAATGTTGTCGATAGTTCAAAAAATGGCGATTCACCTATACTAATAAGCTTATCTATTGTTTCATCGCCTGTGACATCAGATATATCTGATATTACTTTTCTAGCTCTAAGTCTAATATCTCTAGCTACTTGTAGCCTTCTTAATTTAGCTGCATGATTCCTAACATTCTCTAGTTTAATATCAAAATTCATTAATGCCTTTATATAATTGTTAGGCACTTTGTCTCTAAAAGCAGAATCAAGATTCAGGCTTTGGGCAGCACTTAAAACCGAGGGTAAATCAGCAACGGAGCTATTTTCAAGAACATGCTTTAAACATGGATAGATTATTGCATTTTCCTCAAATACAAAACATCCTGTATCAATGATTCCATCTACATCAATAAAAGCATCGGCTCCATGCTTTAACATACCAGCCAATACAGCTCTTTCAGAGGCTACGCTACATATTTTTTCGTCTGTCATCAACCACCCACACATCTACCGCAGCGATAAAAAGATCCGTAAGTTGTACCCTTCTTTACCTCATCCTGAGCGCCACAAACATGACATTTTAACATAACCGTTTCCGCTGGAGGTCTATTTCTTGGGGTTGGAACATAATCCGGTGTAGAATCAGCCTTAGCTTTATGATCCTCTCCGGTATCTACAAATGTATTCTTTCCTACTTTGATTTTTTGTTTCTTTGTGTATTTTGATTTTTCAGATGCTTGCTTTCTGATAGGCGCTGTAAAGTCTTCATATTTATTTACTTTTTCTTCTTGCACTTCCCGCACTTGTTCTGGCACTTCTTCGCTTTTGACTTCTTCTGCCGCTTCTCTTGTGACTCTTTCTCCAGTGAGGATTTCATATCCATCAATAACTTCTTCCATATCATTATTCAAAATTCCTTTTTTGATTTTATCTAGAGGTGTCATAATTTCTTATCCTTCCTAGTCTCTCAAGTCTATCGCTGTAAGACCTAAGATCTTCCAATTTTTCTTTTATCATAAAAACCTTGTACTCAGCAAATCTTCTAGCTTTATCAACTTTAAGAGCAAAGTCATCAGACAATATTATAAGCTCAACCTTCTGTTCATACTTAGTATACTTGTCATATTGATCTGAATTTTTAGCAACAATTCTTTTTATAGTATCTTTGCACCACTTGAATATAGACTGATGATATCCTAGTCTAGATGTTATATAGGTTGTATAGCTAGTTACCAAACATGATGCAATGTAAAGATCTGATGCACTTAATTCCTTTAGGTCTTCAGCTTTAAAATCCAATATTGTTTTTACTTCTTCGTTTATTTCTGCGTGATATAAACCTTCTTCTTCTGTGTATCTTTTAAGATATTCATCTAGTTGGTTTAAATCATTTATTGAGTAGGGATTCTCTCCACTCATTCTCAGGCTCCGAATATTTTAGTGCTACAAAACGAATAGAGTTTAGCTCACACCAGTTTTCTTTGTTTTTATCTCTGGCTTGTGACCTAAAAAAATCGAGCTTACTCTTATGAAAATGAACAGTAAACTCGTAGTGTTGTTGGCCGTGAACTTCTACAACCAAGTTTTGGTTTGGAATAAAGAAATCCGCGCGGAGGATGCTTGAAGACCCTTTATTTGAGCCGGGAAGAGATACCTCTTCATATATACTATCATATGGAAAGACTTCCCGCAAGATTTTTTTTGCTTTTATATGAAGTTTAGATTTGTGGCGAGTGTCGTCGCCATAGACGTAATACTTAGAAAAGTTGATAGACCTTTCTCGACCGTCAAATCCATTTACTTTCATCCGAATATTTCTTTATGTTCTTTCTTCAGTTTTTCCCAAAGGTTATTTTCGTTTAGGTAGTCTACGCACTTCTTATAACCTTGACAACTTGGTCCTCTTTCTTCACCCTCATTTTTAACAAAATTTAGATAATACCAAGCTCCAGCTTTTTCAATTAGTGGTGGTATTTCACAGCATTGGTCTACTAGTTCTTTTCTCCAGTCAAGACCTTTACCATACCTGAGATAGCTGGTAACAGGAGTATTTGGAAAGCCTCCAGCGTGTGATGTCACCACTTTCCAGTTGACCTCTTGGCCTACTATTTCATTGCTTTCTTCCCAAGGTCTAGTATGCGTAATGTGTAATATATAATTTGCTGCGTACTTTAATTTGTTCCCACCGTCAACCATAGTAGTTGATCTAGTATGAGGGTTAGAGTCAGCGATTATATGATTTATAGAAATCACAACAGCTCTCTGTTGTGGAAGTATGTGTGCTATCTTTTTAGTAAAAGAAGACATCATCTTCATCACAGGGTTTCTAAACTGTTTATCAAACTTATAATCAAGTTCGTCTCTTGAAGCCATAGTTGAAACAGAGTCAATTATCACTACACAGTTTTTAACATTTTTAATGTAGTGTTCCATGATTCTAAAATCATCCTCAGCAGCGAGTACGCCATCTCTAGGAATGATAAAGTGGATATTGTCTCTATCTAGACCTTCTATTCCTTCTAGCTGGTTTCTACCAACGCGAGCTTCTACATCAAAATAAATTATTGGTCTAGAGCCGTTTTCTTCTTTTTGACAGTTCGATGCAAATTGTATAGCGGTAGTTGTTTTTCCACTTTTTGGTTTACCAGCTAGTTGTACTAAACTACCCTCTTGGATACCTCCACCTATTGCGTAATCTATAGACGGGCTAATTGGCAGCAGTTTTCTATCTTTTATATCGTCGAAGAGTTCGTTACCAGTTCTTACAACATCACCAAAGTCTTTTATGATTTGCTTGTTTACCGTAGCTATATCACTACTACTCATTGTCTTTTTTTTCGCCATCTAAATCCCTCAAGAAGTTGAGTTGACTTTTTTTTCCGTATTGTTTTCTAGGTTTAGAATCCGTAAAGTCTTCGTATTCCTTTGCGGGCTTTCTATATGTTTCAATCTTATTTAATTTGTTTTGTTCAGATTTTATAATTGGTTCAAGAAATTTTACACGCAAAGAATAGATACTTTTGCCTTTGTAAGAATTCAAAGCATTTATTATAGCTTTGTCACTGTATTTTTTTAAAAGATTATAAGCCTTACTTATTTGGCTTCTAAACTGCCTTTTCCACTTATCTGTATTCCATAGAGCGTATGCTGGTTTACCAACATTTTCTGATTCGGCTTTTCTTAAACAAACCATCTCTGCTATATATTCAGCGGCATTACAATCTTGACCAGTTGTTTTATGTTTGTAGCTCAACTTTCCCAGAACCCCTTATGATCAAATTTTTATAATCTTCAATGTTTCTTTTTTCAGGACGATCTATTATCATTTCAGGCAGATTGACTTTTTTAGCTCTGTACACCCCATCATTAACGTAACCAAAAACAAAAGAGTGGCTAGTTTGCCCGCCAAACATTAATGCTCCTGCACTTTTGCAGAAAGTAAAAGAGTCTGCACCTGAGACAACCTGTTTTTGAATTGATCTATTTTTTACAGATATTGATTTTATTGATAAGTCGTTTTGCTCGCAGTATTCTTTTAGTCTAAGCCAAGCACTTTCTGGATGACAATCCGGTTTACCATCATCTTGGTAAATCATCTCACCGTTACTAAGCTCAGCTATCCATATAGGATTAGAGTCTGCGTATATATTGACATAACCATTAATTGATTTAGATACGTTACTCATCTTCTTTTCTTATGACAAAAATAGAATCTTTATACTTAGTTGATTTCTGTTTTCTATTAGGTCTTGTCTCATCAGATAGTTCCGAAGCAGCTTGGGTCATTATTGTGACCCCTCTTTTTTCTTTTCTTCCCATGAGATCACTTACGCTAGATTCTTCTTCGTCCTCTCTAGTGTTAGTAACATGCTCTGTATCGTTTATAGATTCAGCATATTTTTTAACAGAAGACAAAGTTCTGTCTAGATCTTTTGCTATGTTTTCAAGGGTTTTGCCCTTGTTGTTTTCTATGTAGAATTTTTCTATCTTGGTAAGCTTGCCTTTTTTAGACATTGATGTATTCCCTTTCAGCCCAAACTAATTTGTTTCTCTGGCGAGTCTTTAGGTAATCTATGTAGAGTTTAAATGTTTTCTCGTTTACTTTTCTAAACTCTCCCATGAATGAAGACTCATTAGAGGAATTTGAGTTTGCTCTATTTGCGTCCATTCCGTATGGATCAAAGATGCTACCCCTATAGAACTTTACAAAGTGTTGCCCTACTGTTCCGTCTTCCTCTAAATAGTAGGCTAGAGATGACTTCCTTTGTTCTGTAAGGTTTCCATCTTTTCCAAAGTAGGAGTATTCTAGATTTTTGTCTTGTATAAATTCTGAAGCGTCCATTACATCATACTCACTTTCATAATATTTGTTTCCTCGTCAAAATCCATTTCTCTAATAATCATACCGTCAGCTTGAGCCATGAAGTATTTACCGACTAGAGAATTTACCCAACTTTCTCCTCCGCATTTTGGACAATTTGTAACTTTGATTTTATTTACCTTGTCACTCTCTTCTGTTTGCATCATTATTAGAAGGACTTGTTCGCAGTCTGCGCATAATATTTCATGTTGTCCAAGGTCGTTGACTTTGGGTTTTCTGACTCTTTCTTCAGTCATTTTTACCCTTTTGTATGTAATTTGATTTTTGTTGGGGTGTCATTTTTTTGATTTCTGAGGCTGATGCAGAGCCAGATTTTTGATACCAGCTAGTATCCTTTTTCTTTTTGTTGTTTCCTTTGTTTTGCTGCTCACGCTTATCTTCAAGCTCATATCTTCCCATCTGCTTGGTGTTTCTCTCGGAGAGCTGACCGATAGTAGTAGCTTCGCCCTTGATGAAAATTGTAGGAGGATGAATGATTATAGATAAATCTGAGCTTCCGCAAACACAAGGAGAAGGAGAGTCGTTGAATCCATGAGTCTGTTCAAAGACTTTTCCACATGATCTGCAAGAATAATCGTAGGTTGGCATTATACCCTCTCGTATTTTATCACAAAAATAAAAAGCGTCAAACTCTAATCATAAAGAGCGTTCAAAACTTTAGAAATTATTGGGTTTCTGATAATGTCCTCGTCAGTTAGTTCTGCTATTCCAACACCAACAATATCCTCAAGGCGTTCTAAAAACTCTTCCAAGCCACCCCTATCTTTAACTAAAAGGTCTGTCTGGTCGATGTCACCGTTTATAACGGCTTTAGAATCCCAGCCAATTCTAGTTACAAACATTTTTAATTGCTCGAAGGTAGCGTTTTGGGCTTCATCTAATATCATAAAGCAATTATGGAAATTTCGCCCTCTCATATATTCTAAAGGAACTACTTCTATCTTACCTTCTTCTCTATAAGCCTGAACCCTGTTTGTATTTAACCTAAACTGCATCTCCTCCAGCACAGGTATAAGATAAGGGTGTATCTTTTCTTCAAAAGTTCCGGGCAAGAAACCTAGACCTCTACCACTTTCAATAACTGGTCTAGTGACAATTATTTTTTCTACCCTCTTATCTAAAAGGTAGTCACAGGCTAAACCAACTGCTACTGCTGTTTTTCCTGTTCCCGCTGGGCCTGTACAAAAACATACCTCATTAGAACTTATAGCTCTAACATAGTCTTCTTGATTTTTAGTTTTTGGCTTTAGTGCTTTTCTTCTTTTTGTTTGTTGTGCAATAGAACCAGTTTCTTGTTTTTTTCTTCTTGGCATTTATTTACCTGTAGAACCAAAACCTCCATTACCCCTGCTTGTAGAGTCTAACTCGTTTACCATATGTTGTCTAAAGACAGGAACCTCTTGTATTAAAAGTTGAGCTATTCTATCTCCTATTTCTACATGATAGGTTTCCTTAGTTGTGTTGTGTAAGCACACTTTTACTTCGCCTCTGTATCCAGAATCTATAACACCTGCGTGCCTATGTACACCTTTTACACCCATAGAAGACCTATCCCATATTAACCCTACGTAATGTTTAGGGATAGCCATAGCTATGCCAGTTGATATTAATACTGTAGCTCCAGCTGGTATGCTAACCGTTTCAGAGGAATATAAATCCCATCCAGCATCGTTAACATGGCCTTTAGTTGGGTTTTTGGCTGAGTCGTGAAGTAGTTTGGTTTCAAAAAAATTATAGTTGGTCATAACTAATCCTAAATAATGTCACATTTTCCTCCAGCGCAAGCCCATTCCTGTTCGGGCTTAACATTGTTTTCTTCCTCTATAACAGTGGTATAATCTACAGAGGTGTATTCCCTGTTTAAATCAACCCACTCTTTCCAGTTGTAAACATCTTTCATGCAATATGTTAGTTTTCTTAAATCGCCTTTAAAGTATCTTTCCGCAAACTTTTTACACCTATCAGACCATTCTTTTTTGCCGTTGCCCTTTACCTTAGCTCCAACACCAAGAAGGGAGTCACACGCCGCCCATAGGTTGTCTTCCCACAGGTTAAGAGCAACTTCTATAAGACCGCTAACAAACAAGGATGCATCTCCATAATGACGAACCTGTTCTGTTGGTAAGTAGATTGCGGTAAATGGCGCTTGGGGATAATCCTTATCTCCAGTAATTGGTAACAAAGAAATACCACAGAAAAACTTTCTATTCTTATATATAAATTTTTCTACTTCTTCCCATTCGTCTGGCTTTACATTAATTGTATTAGATACATTGTGTACCAACCAAGGTTGTGTACAAAGATTTTTATTAGTTCCGGGTATTACCCAGCTTTGTTGTGTACTCTTTACATGACTAAGCAAATCAATAGCGCCAACTTGGTTCTTTGTTTTTGCCCCAGCAGGAACCTCTATACAAAAAGCTACAACATCATCGCTATCATTATTTGACCATACAGATTCTTCACAAGCTCTTGGGTTTATTTCTCTGAAGTAGTTGTAAATCGGTTCCATCTTATTAGCTTGAACCCGTCTAATATAGCGCTTGGCATGATGAGGATGAATACCAGAACTAGTCCCAAGCACGCAACTGCTAGTGCCTTCAGGTTTGATACAAGTAGTCCTAGCAGCTTGATTGATTCCAATGATTTTAGTGATTCTTTTATTTTCATCTTTAACTACCTTAGCTCCGGCTTTTTGTACTTCAGGACTTAGACATATTTCGTGCTTCTCCATAATTCCAGTCATGGATACGCCAAGTAGAGCTTCTCTCTTTACTATGTTTTCGCTAGTCTCTCCCAAGTAAGGAAAAGAAGCAAAACCAGCTTGAAGAGATCCTATAATTGAAGCGGCTTTGCAAGCTTCAAGAAAATCTTCTTTTGTTTTTATCTTTGCGCAATTAATAGTGCTTAGATTGCAAGCCTGCCAACCGCTTTTGCCGGTTGTTTCGTCCACAGGCCACATACCAATCTCAACACAGGGGTTGACTATTAGTTCTGTAGAGTCAGACCATACAAAACCCGGCTCACCAAACTCCTTAACAGACTGCATCAATTCAGAAAACTGTTGTGTTGTTGTTTTATCTCTTAGTAATATAGCTGAATTGTTAGATCTACCTCTTTGTGGATTGTCTACAAACCAAGAGCCAGTCTTAGCTTTAGCCATTTCTTCGTCGTCTGGGCTAAACAAACATATAGTTGCACTTCTACGAACACCGCCTGAAATAACGGCATCGGCACTATGCATTACTATGTCATAAGCTTGAATTGAAGTAAGTCTTCTTATTGATTTATCGCAGAACTCTAAGTCTTTTAGCGCCCTGTCTAATATCTTTCTAATATTTGATAGCGCGCTTTTTAATGGTTCTGGACCGGGTGCTTTACCACCACTAGAATTAAGAAAAGCTCCAGCAGGTCTAATTTCAGAATAATCAAAAGTAACATTCTTTCCTACATACTCAGGAAACAATTCATCTTGGTTGAAATAACTTGCTACTAGTATACCCACAGCGTCAGACCAGCCTTCAATTGTGTCTGGTATAACATACTTCTTCGTTCCGTTCCTATTTCTTACTAGTGGTGGTAGCTTTTCTATGTGATGTTTTTGCACAGAGAATCCAGTACCACAACCACAAAGCAAAAGATACATACACTCTTGAAAGAAACGCAAGCGATCACAGAAAGAAGTGATGCAGTTATAGATACGGGCATTATGTTTAAAGATAGGCTTGCCACCAAATTGCAGCGCCCTTTGAGAGCCAAGCACACGCTTCTTACGCATCATATCGTAAGCCCATTCGATATCGTCGTGTACTTTTGGGTCGTTAGAATATCTGTCGAGCATCATTTGTTTTACTCGACTGACAGCTTCGTTCCAAGTCTCCCTTCGTTTCTTTTCTGGTATCCATCTAGCATATTTAGCAACAAAGGTATAGTCCTGAAGCTCTCTTACCGACATATTTATATCCCTATGATTATCTTATTTTAAGCGACACATGTGTACCAAATAGTTGGTTATTTGAAAACAAGATTAAATTACTTATTTGGTGCAACAATGCGTGTCGAGAAAGTGTCGCTTTAGCTTTCGGCTAAACTCTTTAAATCCCGACATTATATTATACACTAGAACAACTTGCCCTGTAGTCCATTTTTTTTGTCTACTGTTAGATTGTTCAAGTAAGACCTACTTGGGGTGATCCGATCAACTTTCAGTCCATTTAGTTTTAATTCGTTGAATATTAGTAAGTCATCATGACAATAGCTAGTAGCGCAGCTATCTTCTAAGACTTTCCAAATTCTTACCCCATTCTGCCACATTAATTTAGCACACCTGTAGCAAGGCATATGAGTTATATAAGCCGTTATATCTCCATCAGGCTTAATGATCATATTACTTATAGCATTTTCTTCAGCATGAACCATATATGGATATTTTTCAGGTCTTTCAGTAGGTAGGTTTAGATCATCCATACCTGAACAAAAGCCATTATACCCAACACTTATGATTC